GTTGCAATTACAGAACTTAAAGGAATCTTTACGAAATATCTTTCAGTTTTAACTGAGAACCCCACATTAGGTGTTGGTCAACCATCTGAAATCAAATTGAATAACTTGGGTTATGATATGCTTTTAGTTTCTTTCAACATCACTAATGTAAACTTGAACAAGACCACTCAACAATTTTTGGGTGTTAACAAACCAACTCCAGAGCAAGAACAACAGGTTAAACAACAGATTGAACTTAAGTTGATTCAGAGAGATGAAAATGTCAATGGAGTTTCGAAAAAAACTAACCCACCATTATTCATATTCGAAGGGAAGAACAGATTCATTCAAACAATTAATCAAATTACAACTGAAGCGAATAAAAAACTTCAAGAGTTTGAGGCGGCAATAACTCAGGATTTGAAAAACCGAATTCAGAGTCAATCTTTGGGAATTGGGTTTAATCCTACGGCAAGAAACATTATTGCTGTTATTATGGCAAATACTGAAGGTTTCTTAAGACTTTTAGATGATGTTCACACAAATGCTTGGAATGTTAAAAACGACCCTATTAGAAAACAAGTGATACAAAATAATGTATCCTCAGCACCAAACATTGAAGTAAGAAAAAATGCAAAAATTGCGGGTAATGCCGCAACTTTGAATCAAGGTTTGGTAACCGCAGAGGAACCTGTTTACCCATGGCCATCATTTTTCATTGAATCTCCAGATGATAAAAAAGGTAGATTTCAATTAACTTATATTGGTGACCCATCTGTTGTGGATTTAACTCAAGGTTATTTAACCGAAAGTTGGCCAGAAGTAGAGTTTGTTGAGGAATACATGAAAGGTTTGAACCAAAAGTTTTCTGTTCCTACATCTCAGTCACCAATTGAAAGTCAAAGAACAACTCCGTTGGTTAGTATAAATGCGATTGAGTTTCCACAAACAAATGTTCCATTTGCAAACAAAGAAGTTCTAAAGTTTTTGTATGAGATTTGGGAAAGACAATTCGTTACATCACACTATTCTAATTTTATTAGAGGGACTGCGAACCAACAAAATCAAATTGTTAACTTAAATAAAGCTGCGGACACAAATAACATAGTTGTATCTGTTGGAACAAATGCACCATTTTTGGCGTTTGACTTAAAAAATACGAATTACACGTCAGCTAATTTTACAACATTCCTAAGACAATATTCAAACGAAGGGACAGGAAAATCTTGGCAGGACTTCATTAGAGACTTTTTCATAACACCATACATCAAGGCTGAAGTAGAAACTCCGTTCAGTATTTTAGGAACTGATGAGCTAGGATTGGAGCCGCAGGTTAATGTGAACAAAGGTGAATTATTACAATTAGCTAAGGAGGCTCCAAACGACCCACTTATTATCGATACGTATCCTTTCAGAGACTATACTTGGAATGCTATAAATTTAGCCAACAGTGATGTTAGTCAATCACAACAAGTTTATAATACTAACAGAAGTCTGAAAGTTTTCACTGATAGAAATCAACTTTCGAATTTCGAAAACATTTATGATTATACTACTAACAGACCTGTTACAAATTTTTCTTATTTAAATGTTACCCAACCAAACTTCTTGGTTCAACCATTAGAGACTACACAAGTAACATTGAACGAATTTTATACACGAAGAACACCAAATGAATTTATCCCAACTGAGGGGTTTAGTTTATATAGTTCCCCATCAGGAGCGATGCCCGCTAAAAAGTCAACTTCCATTTTGAACACACCATATTTCGTAAATGCAATTCAACAAGGTGTTGAAAATGATAGAACTGGTAATACATATCCTTATGTAACGGCCGCTTATTTATTTTTGAATTCTCTTCCATTAGGAACCTTGAGAGAAAAATATAAGACTAATGGTCAAGCAACGGAATTGGATTATATTGCTTCAGTATTTAATAAGTTTGGTGCAATTCACAAAATGCCGTATGCTTGGGTTTTGAAATTAGGGTCGGTTTGGCATAGATATAAAAAATATGTTGACGATAATGTTGATATCTTAGATAGTGTTTGGAGAAATTTTGACTACATAAACAACTATGACCCTGTAACGAATAACGTTTCAAAACAATACGATGTAAAATTAAAAGACACATCAAACACAATTACAATCCAATTACAAGCACAAAACACACAACAAATTAGAATTCAACCCGGGTTTTATCCGAAGCTGGTGAACGATTTTAATTATTTTTATAATGGGTCAAATCTTTATAAAAACTATACATCATCGGAAATACAATCATCAATCAACGATGGTATGTTGTTATATCAATTTCCAAATTCTAATTTCAATACTAGTCAAAACAACGTTAGTCTATCTTTAGCAACATGGTCTGTTTTAATACCAAAAAATATTAACGACTCTTTTACAACTCCAAACGTTTGTGTGCCTGCGGTTACATCACAATTGGATAATGATTATTATGTTATTCCATCTTTTGGTGTGAATTTGAACCAAACTAAATTTGAATGTTTAAATAAAGATACTCAGGCAAATACAGTGGTTAATCTAACGTTTAATCCTTCAATGTATAATGGTTCTGTTAGAACTTTATGGTCTGCTCCAAACTATGGATATTTCAATTCAGATGAAATAAGAAAACCGCTTTACAACGAGTATATGACTCACATTTCTCCAAACTCGTCGGTATCACCTATGTTATTGAATTCAATTTCAGGGTATAGTAAAATCGAAGAGATATTTGCGGTTTTTGATACAAAGACACTAAACCTGATGGAACAAGAATTCTTGAATTATTGTAAGCCAATTACAAATGTGTCTTATAGAATCAATCAATCCACGATAGATTCTACCCTTATTCAAATGGACTCAAACTTCAGAAACTTCCAAAGTTTTATGAGGAGCACCATGACAGTATTCCCAACAGCCCCGAGCAACAGAACGGAAATACTTTTCCAAGATACAATAACGAAACAATTTGATAACTTTAATTCACAGATTAAAGGTTTCATGCAGTATGATGTGGTTTTAAGAAATGGTAACCCATCCAACTACAGTAGAAGGATATTTGATTCTTACGTGAGTTATCAAAACACTGTTCAAAGAGTCGTTAGTCCGATTGCCTTTACACCATACGTTACAAATAGTGTGCCTACACTAGGTGGTAATGTTACCTTGGCTCAATCAAGACAAAGATATCCTAATGAGTGGAGAACTTTAGAAAAAGAAGTTGGATTTTCAACAATACAACAATTGACATATAAAGACAGTGGTTCATATATAACAGACTTTTTTCCTGACAACAACCTTGGATTTACTGTTGAAAACATCGTCCTGTGTTCGAAACTAATAAAGATGTATGCAACACAGAAACTACTCAACCCAAGTCTGAATGCCTCAACATTCAAAGGTCAATTGAATACCTATCTGAATGGTCTCAACACATATCAAGATTTATTGTTGAATCAAGTGATAGCCGGATTCAAAGCGGGATTACCAAACGTATCTCAACCGACTGAAGCGACCATCAACTCTCAGATTCAAAGTATGCAAGGTAAGGTTGAGACTTATGAAGTTTTCAAAACATTAAATGACAAATGGGTTGCGGGTTCTGACTTTAAAACAAAAACACTTTTCGAAGACATATTGTTTTTAGATAGAGCGTCAAGAAACATAGGTGATACGATTATCTTAGACATATTCGATATAAAAAGTATGTTGAGTAAGAATTACCTTAACGAAGGAATGTCTGTCTATACTTTGATAAGTGGAATTCTAATGAAAAATAACTTCACTGTTATGCCACTACCGGCGTATGTTAATTTCTACAACGTTCAAGATGTTGATGGGTTAACGGTTGCAAACCCAGAAGGTTCACTAGAGTTTGCGGATAATTTGTGGGGAACTTTTAGGAATGTAGATTATAGAAAGTCGGGACCTAAGATGGTTTGTTTCTATGTTGGTAAACCTTCAGGTCATCTGAACTTGCCGAATATTGTTTCGGGGTATGGAGATGATTCTTTTGAGTTTAGAAGAAGTAGTGAGGTTCCTTTATTGGAAGACCAATTGGGAAAAACCGACTATGCAATTTCAAATAAATGTGTGGGATTTAACGTTGATATTGGTATAAGAAACCAAAACATATTCTCATCATTTAGTGTTGGTCAAGATAATGGAAAAGCGACTTCCGAGTCAATTCAGGCTGTTCTCGAAATGGCAAACCAAACAAATACAAGAACAGTTGGGAACCAAAATGCCAGTTTATATAACTATTATAAAGGTAGAAGTTATACTTGTTCTGTTACTGCATTAGGAAATGCTTTAATTCAACCAACAATGTATTTTAATTTGAGACACGTTCCAATGTTCAACGGTCCATATATGATTACAAGTGTATCTCACACAATAAGTGCTGGAAACTTCATAACTGAGTTCGAAGGTGTTAGACAAGGGGTATATGATTTACCACCAATAGATAACTTCATTCAGTCAATCAACCAAAACCTTCTTACTCAAATTGAAGCTTTGGTTGTTAATAAGACAGACCAACCAACAACACAAGGAACAACTACTCAAGCAACTGCAAATAATGTCGTTCAAGATGCAGATGAAAATACTTTAGCGGCACAAAACTCATGTAGCGCGAACTTAGATTCGTCTTATATTTCATGGGTAACGACAGGTGTTTCAGAAACATCTATAAGTCAGTTAGACTTTGCGGCGGCAATCAAAGCGTCGGCACCTAATAATGTTGCATTACAAACTGCAATATACATGATAAGTTATGTCAGAGCATACAGTAAGAGTCTTTCAGATACAGGTCGATTCTCAAGCTGGGATTATAACTTTGGTCTTATTACTTTGGATAAGGATAGTTATTCACAGACTGAAAACTTTATCCAAAATTCTTTCTTTTGTGTCAACACAAAAACACTTGGTGGTCTTAAGCAACTACCGGCAGCAAGATTCAGAAATCTTGACTCATATCTTACATATATGAAAAACATACTTGGAAATAGAATCAATGAAATTCAAGACCAAGGAGGTTTGTTGAAATATTATGTGACATCTTTTCCTGTTGATAACATGACATCGGAGCAGTATGAAAAAGATAAACAAAGATACGTTGAAAATTTCTCAGCATTGTTTGTTGCGGCGGCTAAGAGTGCGTCTGATAATGGATTGAAAGGTGGAGTTGTAGTCCAAGAAACACCGGTTCCTCAATCACCTCAAAGTCAAGGTAATACTCCGGCACCAACACCAACATGTCCACCAACAACGGTATCTTCATATTCACCGACAACAGCGGCACCAGGAACAATTATAACAATTAATGGAACTAACTTAGAATTTGTTAGAGAAATATTTGTGGATAATCAATTGGTAGACATAAGGTCAATACAATTAATTGGAACAACCAAACTTAAATTCTCGGTTCCAACAATAACCGGTGGAGTTCCTGGTATTCAATATAATATAACCTTAGATAGTAGTAATAATTCGGCACCAATAACATTAACACCACCACTTACATATGCATAGAATGTAATTTAACTATTTCATTATATTTATAATAAACATATTTTTTATGAACATTAAAACAGCCTTAGACAATTACCTTGGAAAGTCAGTTAGATTTTCTGAGCAAGACAACGGTAACGGAACAAAAGAAGTTTGTGATTTAGACACAGGCGAATGTTATGTTGTTAGAGAAAAAGATGGATTGATTGAAAGAGCGGGACATCAAGTATACACGAATAGAAAAGTTAAAGTGGAAACCGCACACGGAATAAAACAATTATTAAACGGATAATAAAATGAGTTTAGACAAAAAAATTCTAAGTGAAATTCAAAGATACAAGAGTATCAACAAATACATTAATGAGCAAGAAGCTCCATTACCACCAACAGACCCTGTGGCTGATGAAGTGACTGCGGCAATCCCACCAACAGGTGCGGGTGAAGGAGCACCCGCGGCACCAGCAGCTCCAACGGCGCCGGCAACACCAGAAAAGATTGATGTTGAAAATGACCCTGACGTAGAAGTAATCGACGATGAGGGTGACTCTACAGAGGGTAGTGAAGACGGAACAGAAGAGTTAGAAATAACTGACCTTGTGGATTCTCAAAAAAACATCGAACAAAAACAGGACGAGTATTTCAATAACCTTTTCGGACAAATCTCAAAGCTAGAATCAAAACTATCTGAAATGGATGCTCTAATGAATAAACTCAATACTATTGAGAACAAAATCGAAAAGTATAGAGAAAAAACTCCACAAGAAAAGTTAGAATTAAGAACTTATGATTCATATCCTTTCAACCAAAAGTTATCAGATTTCTTCGATGACAAAAAAATTGAGATGGAAAAAACAGGTAAAAAAGATTATGTTTTAACTTCAGATGAAGTTGAAGACATAAATCCGACTGACATTAGGAGTTCGTTCCAACCAGGTCAAGACACGGTTTAAAATTTTCAGAAGGTCATCGAAAGATGACCTTTTTTATTTGACATCAGAGATACTTTCAACTATATTTATAATTCAATTTAAACACTTTAATTATTTAAAAATGAGTAATGTATTAGACGCCGTATTGGCACAGTATGAGAAATCACAAAACGCATCGGGCGGGGCCCAAAGTAAAATGTCGCAAGACGAAAGAATGAAAAAGTATTTCGCTTTAATCCTTGGTGATAAAGAGAAATCAGGACAAAGAAGAGTAAGAATCCTTCCTACTCAAGATGGTTCATCACCATTTAAAGAAGCTTGGTATCATGAAATCCAAGTCGGTGGTCAATGGCAAAAGTTCTATGACCCAGGAAAAAATGACAATGAACGTTCACCTTTGAATGAGGTTTACGAAGAGTTAATGTCAACAGGTAAAGAATCTGACAAAGAATTGGCGAAACAATATAAGTCTCGTAAATTCTATATTGTAAAAGTAATTGATAGAGACCACGAAGAGGATGGCCCAAAGTTTTGGAGATTTAAACACAACTATAAGAATGATGGTATCTTGGATAAAATCATTCCAATTTGGAGAAACAAAGGTGACATCACTGACCCTGAAAAAGGGCGTGACCTTATCATCGAGTTAACCAAATCTAAAACCCCTGCAGGTAAGGAGTATACAAGTGTGTCAACAATTATGTATGATGACCCAACTCCTGTTCATGAAGAGAAAGAACAATCAAATGCTTGGGTTAACGACGAATTAAGTTGGACAGATGTTTATTCTAAAAAACCTGTAGAATATCTTGAGGCTATTGCTCGTGGAGAGACTCCAAAATGGGACAGCGAAAAAGGTGGATACGTTTATGGTGATTCATCTGTTGAAACAACAACAGTTGGTGGAAGTAAATCTAAAGAAAAGGTTGCTGACCCACAAGCAGATTCAGAGGTAGATACTGATTTACCGTTCTAATTTTATAACCAAGGGTGGTGAGAGCCACCCTTATTTTTTTTCATATGACATTTAAAGAAGAAATTGAAATACAATCAAGAGATAATAAAGTATTGTCTTACGAGATATTAAGTCAATTAAAAGATAAAAATTACTTCTCAGGTAGAAGTAAACAAATTGGTGATACGGTCCTTTTTGGTATGTTAAAAGAAGAGGATGAAGACGGGGAATTACACATTAGATTAGTGACTTTCCACGAGGAGGAAATTGGCACCTTATATGAAGAAGATTCTATCTTCTACAAAAGACCGAAAGAAAACAAATTACCAAACATTAAAAGAATAGAAAATGGCAATCAAGAAGAACAACTTTAATAAAGTTAAAGAGAAGTTTTCAACTTCAGCAAAATATAAGCCCCAAAGATTCCTCGACTTAGGTGGGGATTTCTTGGATGCAGTGGGTCTTCCTGGACCAGCAATTGGACACTTGAATATGTTCTTGGGTCACTCAGATACAGGTAAAACAACTGCAGCTATTAAGGCGGCTGTTGATTGTCAAAAGAAAAAGATACTACCTGTGTTTATCATCACAGAACAAAAGTGGTCTTTCGACCACGCAAAACTTATGGGTTTTGAATGTGAGGAAGTAGTTGACGAAGAAACAGGAGAAATGGATTGGGGTGGATTTTTCATCTTCAATAATAACTTCAGTTATATTGAACAAATTACTGACTACATCAACTCATTGTTAGATGCTCAGGAAAAGGGTGAATTAGACTATGAAGATGAAGATGGACAACAATCACCAAGCTTATGCTTTATATGGGATTCTGTAGGTTCTGTGCCGTGTAAGATGACCTTCGATGGTAAAGGTGGTAAACAACACAACGCATCAGTATTATCAGACAAGATTGGTATGGGTATCAACCAAAGAATTTCAGGTTCAAGAAAGGCAGATTCTAAGTGGGAAAACACTCTCATTATTATTAATCAACCTTGGGTTGAATTACCTGATAATCCATTCGGTCAACCAAAAATCATGGCTAAAGGTGGAAACGCTGTATGGTTAAACTCATCATTGGTGTTCTTATTCGGTAATCAAAAAGGTGCGGGAACAACTAAGATTACTGCAACAAAAGACAAACGTTCTGTTAAGTTCGCAGTTAGAAGTAAGGTATCTGTATTAAAGAACCACATTAATGGTTTAGGTTTCGATGACGGTAGAATTATAGTTACACCACACGGGTTCTTAGCTGGAAAAGAATCATCTGAAGAAAAAGCTTCAATTGAAAAATATAAAAAGGAACACGCCGAGTATTGGAAAAATATCATCGGAGCAGATGGTGATTTTGACTTGAAAGAAGAAAGAGAAGATTAGTAACCTTTTAAACAAACTATGTGTCTAAAACTTTATTGGTAGACGGAGATAATCTTTTCAAGATTGGTTTCCATGGTGTTAAAGAACTCTATAATGATGGTGCTCACGTTGGGGGTGTTTATCATTTTATTAATACTCTTCGCCGATTCTTGGATGAACACAACCACGACAAAGTCGTGGTCTTTTGGGACGGAGATTCCAATTCCTCAATAAGAAAAAGTATATATCCGTTGTATAAGGGAAACCGAAGACAGGATATGAATGATTACAAATACGAGTCTTACTTGCAACAAAAAGCAAGAGTAAAGACCTATTTGGAGGAGGTATTCGTGCGACAAGTTGAGATGATAAATAACGAAGCTGACGACCTGATTGCCCACTACTGTAAAATTGCTACACAAGAAAACATTATTATATTCTCAGCCGACAAAGACCTAACCCAATTGATTTCTGAACGTGTAACTATTTATTCCCCTGTTCACAAACAATATTTCAAAAACGGTGATAAGATTTCTATTAACAAGGTGGACATTCCTCATCAGAATGTAACCGTTTGTAAAATCTTCACGGGAGATAAGTCAGATAACATTGAAGGTATCGAGGGACTGGGTGAAAAAACTTTGGTCAAATTATTCCCACAAATGCAGGAAAAATCCTGCACTGTCGAAGAATTGTTGGATATTGCACGAAATATCCCGCAAAAGAAACCTATGAAAAGTTTATCAAATATTTTGACAGGTAAGACAAAAAGTGGTATACTTGGAGAAGAGTTTTACACAACAAACTCTAAAATTGTTGACCTTAACAATCCGTTAATCACTGATGAAGGAAAACAACTTGTAGAGCAAATTCACACCGACACAATTGACCCCACCGATAGAGGATATAAGAATTTAATGAGACTGATGATGGAAGACGGTCTCTTTAACTACCTACCTAAGAATGATGAGGCTTGGGTAAACTTCCTAAAACCATTCATGAAATTAACAAGAAAAGAAAAACGAAACACAAACAAAAATTAAAACTATGAAAGAACAAGACAGCACGAAAATGGAATTTTTGCTAACCTTGAATGACAACATTGTTGTCCAAAGATTCTTTAATGTAAGAGGGTATAACCCGAAAGCGAAAAACTCTGTGGAGCTTTATGAATACATTAAAGGTTTGAAAGAAGAGCTCGATTACTATCTTAAAATGAAGACAGTTATCTACATGATGGATAATAAAGAGTCTATCATTCATGACCCAAAGATTATGGAGACTTCATTCACTGAAGGTCCGGAAATCTTTAACCTTTTTGTTAAGGTTGGAGAACAGACAATTTGTCAGAGAATTTTTGACGGAAAAAAGTTTCCACCAAAAGTTCGTTATACGGTTGATGTAAGACCATTTTTAAAAGATGTCCTTCGTGAATTAACTGACATTTTTTCAAATCCTGAATTAAGTTACCAATATTTGGAATTTGATTTGAGTAAGTAAGTATTTAATATTATAGAGGGGTAAGTTTCAATTTATGAATAAAAATTTTGATTATTTAGGCAATCAGTTTCAGTTACAATTATTAAACCAAATTATAGAAGATAAGGACTTTTCATCATCTATTATGGATGTAATTGAATCTTCGTATTTCGATAACAAGTATTTCAAAATCATTATTCAGATGATTAAAGAATACTTTTCGAAATATGAGTCAACCCCTAATTTTGACACTTTAGAACAGATTGTTAAATCTGAAGTATCACAAGAACTTGTGGCTAAAATTGTTTTGGATACTCTAAAACAAGTTAAAGAAGCACCGTTCGAAGGAACAGTATTTGTTCAGGAGAAGGCTTTGAAATTCTGTAAGCAACAAGAGCTTCAGAAGGCTATGGATAGAGCACAAAAAATTATTACCGAAGGGGACTTTGAATCTTATGACAAGGTTGAAGGATTAGTGAGAGAGGCTCTACAGGTTGGTCAAACAGATAAAGGAACCTCAGATATTTTTACAGGTTTAGATACCGTTTTGGAGGAAGACTATCGTCATCCAATTCCAATGGGCATTGCTGGCATTGACAAACTTCTTAAGGGTGGTTTAGCTAAGGGAGAGATTGGTGTTATCTTAGCACCGACAGGTGTTGGTAAGACGACTATCCTAACAAAGATTGCAAACACCGCCTTCAACATGGGTTATAATGTTCTTCAAATATTTTTTGAAGACAACCCAAAGATTGTTCAAAGAAAACACTTTACGATTTGGACTGGTATTGAACCCGATAATCTTGCAAACCACAAAGAAGAGGTTATGTCTAAGATTACCGAGATTCAAGAAACAATGAAAAACAAATTGGTTTTAAAGAAACTTGCATCAGACACTATGACTATGAATCAAATCAAGAATCAAGTTAGAAAGATGATTGCTGATGGAAATAAGATTGATTTGATTTTGTTGGATTACATTGATTGTGTTCTACCTGAATCATCTTCGAAAGATGAGTGGAAAGCCGAAGGTTCTGTAATGAGAGGGTTCGAGGCAATGTGTCACGAATTGAATCTCGTTGGATGGACTGCTACACAAGGTAATAGGTCTTCAATTTCGTCTGAAGTTGTTACGACTGACCAAATGGGTGGCTCAATTAAAAAGGCTCAGGTTGGTCACGTAATCATCACTGTGGCTAAGACACTTCAACAAAAGGAGATGAACTTGGCAACAATTGCAATCACCAAATCCCGTTTGGGTAAGGACGGAGTTGTTTTTGAAAACTGTAAATTCAATAATGAATTATTGGAGATTGATACTGAATCATCAGTAACTTTCTTAGGTTTTGAAGAACAACAAGAAGAAAGAAAAAGAGATAGAGTTAAGGAGCTTCTTGAGAAAAGAAAAGAAAGAGAAGCACAGCAAAAAACAACTTAATTAAATATCTACTTTTTTTGAAAAAAACTTATTTTTTTTTATTAAAACTAATGGTCGGTTATATGCCGACCATATATTTATCATTAAAATCAACGATTTTTTGATAAAAAAAACACATTTAAAATTTTAACAATGGACATTTCAAACAGGATTTTATCGGAAATTACAGTGTATATGAAATACGCTAAGTATATTCCTGAACTAAAGAGAAGAGAGACATGGCAAGAACTTGTCACAAGAAACATGGATATGCACATTAAGCAGTATCCAGAAATCGAAAAGGAGATTAGAGAGAATTACATGTATGTTTACAGAAAGCAGGTATTACCTTCGATGAGGTCAATGCAGTTCGCAGGTAAACCAATTGAAATTTCACCTAACAGAATTTACAATTGTGCCTTTGCACCGATTGATGACTGGAGAGTATTCTCTGAAATCATGTTCTTACTTTTGGGTGGAACAGGTGTAGGTTATTCAGTTCAGAAACATCACGTTGATGTTTTACCTGAAATTAGAAAACCAAATAAAGAAAGAGGAAGAAGATGGTTGGTTGCTGACTCAATCGAAGGATGGGCTGACGCTGTTAAAGTGTTGGTTAAATCATATTTCTTCGGTGGTTCAAAGATTGAATTTGATTTTTCAGACATAAGACCTAAAGGAGCAAGACTTGTTACTTCAGGAGGTAAAGCACCTGGTGCTCAACCACTTAAAGAATGTCTTATCAAATTGGAAGGTATTCTTGATTCTAAAGAAAATGGTGACAAACTAAGACCAATCGAAGTTCATGATATCGTTTGTCATATTGCAGATGCAGTATTGGCTGGTGGTATCAGAAGAGCGGCACTTATCTCATTATTCTCAGCAACTGATGAAGAAATGATTGGTTGTAAGAGCGGAGCATGGTGGGAAACAAATCCACAAAGAGGTAGAGCTAATAACTCAGCTGTTTTAATGAGACACAAAATCACTAAAGACTACTTCATGGATTTATGGAAGAGAATTGAAGCAAGTGGAGCGGGTGAACCTGGTATCTACTTATCTAACGATAAAGATTGGGGAACAAACCCTTGTTGTGAAATTGCGTTAAGA